TATAGAACCAATCTTCCCATGGCTCAAAATCACATTGAACTAATTGGAACGATTATTATAGGCGTCCTTGGCATAGTTCTTATATGTCAGGGACACTTTATTTTTCATGGACGGCATGGATACCGCCATAGTGAGAGAGACAAAAACAACCTAGTACGAATGCGTAAGAGAGTTGAAGAAATGATGGGCAAAACCAAAAACGACCTTTAATTACCAAAATACCGGAAAAAAAATTCCGGTATTTTTTTGGTCTGTAGGGTTTTTTAGTATCCTCCGCCGTAATATCCTCCACCGCTGCTTCCGCTAGAACTTGAGGAACTGCTAGAACTTGAGGAACTTGAAGAACTGCTAGAACTTGAGGAACTTGAAGAACTGCTAGAACTGCTAGAACTACTAGAACTGCTAGATGACGTTCCGGCACTAGTTCCAGTTGGAGTTGTACTTGTGGTAGATGTCGTCGTTGCTGCTGGTGTAGTTGTACTTGTGCTTGTAGTAGTTGCAGCTGCTGTAGGACCATAATCGAATCCTACTCCAGATCCGCTTCCTGTTGCCAAAGGTGTTGCACCTTGACCAACGTAACCAGAACTATTAAGGAATTTGGATACAATACTGAGTTTTGTTTTCTTATTACCTGCATCATCCAATTCTGGGCATGTATCGTATCCAGCGAGGTCAACAAATTCTTGTTCCATGAACGTAAGAACTGCTGGTGTAGGTAATTTGATAAATCTTTTCTTTTCGTTCAAGAACTGTTCGTGTTCGTAATTTGAAACTGCTATTCTGGAACTTATAGAACTAAAATTTCCGCCATCTGGTGTAGATGCTCTATAATCTTCGTTGCATTCAATACCTGCAGGGATAATTACATTTCCATCATTATCTTTAACTTCGAGTGTCTCGTAATGATGAATGGCATTTGCGTCGTCGTATTTTTCCGACACATACTTCATTAATTCAGTATCAGTTTTAGGCCATTGTTCATAGAAATCTATGATATTATTGACAATTAATATAACCCAATCGTATTGGGTAGAACCATAAAAGTCTTGTGCTAAGGTTGCTGGAGTATCAAAATCACTAATATAATATGCTTCAGTAAGAGTTACATAATCTTTAATCTTATCTTTGATTCTAACTCTACGAAAAATATTTTTTACTAGGGTGTAGCGAAAATTTTCATCATCGCCCATACCCTCAGCGACGTATATATTTGGTAAATATGAAAAATAAGATGCCATATCAGTAACCTTTCTTTGCGTCGGATCTTGTTAATAATCTAGTTTCAGTAAATGAACATGAGACGACAACAGCAGGAACGTCAACTGCTTCTTTGGATGGTCTCTTTCTAGATAGATATTGATTGTCTGGAGTGTAGTTTACTTGCATACCAGTACATACTGAAGGATAGATCTTAAAGTGTAGATCTCTTCTGTTGTTATCTACGTTAGAACCTGATTGTTTTCCTGGTGCTACAATTTCATCGACTTCATAATTTTGATCAGTTTTAAACCTACAGAATCTTAAGTCAAATCTATCCGGAACCTTAAAATATCGGTCATCGTTAGCATAACCGTCATTAAATTCCTTGAAATAGTCTTTGTCGAAGATATCTCTATGTTTTGAATCTCTTTTGATATCATCTCCCTTTTGTTTGGGCATATCGAATTCTTTGTTTCTATTGACGTAGTTCTCTTCAAATTTACCTGATCTGATGTCAGGCAAAGAACCCATTTTAATATACCTGATAATTTTGTACACTTCACTCGCTTCCTTTTTATTTCTGATAAAGAACTTAAAGGCAAAGTTATGAGTTCTAAAACTCATACCAGCAAAAATTTGTTCTGAGAATGGGTTAAAGATTCTACCATTTCTCAACATTTCAATAGTATTTAAGTCTATATTTCCTTGTAAACCAAGAAATGAGTTAAAACCATTAGCAAGTTGTAGAGCAGCACTTGTACTAAATTCAGGCAATGCTGCTTTTGCTGCACCTGATAATTTATCAACCAAACCGCTCATATCTGTTCCATTATCAAGCATCTGAGTCATTGCTACACCAGAAACACCGATGTCCATTCTTTTATATGCCGGACCATAAGATGTTTGAATGTTAGGTGGCATTGCAATATAAATTACATCTTTATCGTAGATGACTTTTTGATGGTTACCTGGCGTTTTTCTACTATAGAAGTTATTACCAGCTTTTCCATCATCATAATTAACTTTATGGCGATGCAGCATAAGATAGTCAGTTGCCAAAGTTCCTGGCTGCACCATAGATTTATTCTCATTGGGCACCACTGGTTCAGCAGGATATCTATATACCGACATTAAAATACACCTAAATATAAATACGGTCTGTACTTATTTATGCGTTATCAGGGAAAATACACTGTAACCTTCCCCAAGAAGTATAAAGGCGATCATCGTAACGTGATTTACCGATCATCTTGGGAGTATAAGTTTATGAAATGGTGTGACCTTACTCATTCTATTGAAGAGTGGGGTAGTGAAGAAATTGTTATTCCTTATATTTCTCCTGTAGACGGTAAACATCATAGATATTTTCCGGATTTTTATGTCAAGATAAACAATCAAAAATATCTGGTAGAGGTAAAACCTTTAAAACAAACAAAGGAACCTAAAACACAAAAAAGAATGACAAAACGATATATAAGTGAGGTTACAACTTGGGCAGTAAATAAAGCAAAATGGAAAGCTGCCGAAGAATTTTGCAAAGACCATCAATGGGAGTTCAAAATCATTACGGAAAAGGAGCTTAAGGTCTAATGGCAGACGGAATTCCAAATACTCAATCGGCAAGGCGAGATAGCCATCAGGTCTTTAGTCAATACATCAATACTAAAGGCACAGATCCCTCAATGGGGAATCTGTATTCTGTTGTATTTACTCCCCCAGACACCCTAATGTATGAGTCTGATAACTCATTATATAAGGACTTTCAGGGAGGTAAAGGTAATAAGCAGATGCATCGTCAGCTCAATATGTACGCGACTGCTGTTAACTTACCAAGTAAACAATTAACTACAGGTCAGGTGCTTACTCAAGGCGCACCATATAAGTATGTAACTGGTACTGCATACAGTCAGATTAATATTACTTTTATGATGCCAAGAGATCATTCGATTAGAATGTTATTTGAAGCATGGATGAATACTATTATTGCTGATTCCAATCAATACATTGAAGATTATGATAATTATGTCTGTAAATATTTAAGGATATATAAGTTTGAAAGGGGATTTGGAGAAAAAGCTTTCAAGGATCCTGGTTATGATGGTCAAATGCGTGAGCAATTTGGCAAAAATAAAAAAACACCTAGATTAAACGAATTGACTGCTTGTTTTGAACTCCAAAATGTGTTCCCTTTTAACATCGGAAGTGCTCAATTAAATAACAATGACGCTAGATTGATAACTTATGGTGTGGGATTGAATTTTGAAAGATATAGATTCATTCCTCATAAAAACGCTAAACCTCAACTTAGAGAGTACGGTACACAAAGACTTAGAGAGAATATTGCTCTTTCATCGGAACGACTCGATTAACCTTTTTGATACTCTCATAAATAAAATTACTGAATTGAACTACTATGGCATTACCTAAATTAGACACCCCTCGTTATAAACTGAAACTACCTTCTACTGGAAAGGTAGTTAACTTTAGACCATTTCTTGTAAAGGAAGAAAAGAAACTTCTTATTGCTACTGAAACTGGCGATCAAGAATCCATTATTACTGCAATTTCTGATATTATCTCAGAATGCACTGACTTAGAAAATATTCATAAGTTACCAACTTTTGATATTGAATATGTCTTCTTACAAATTCGCACCAAATCTGTTGGTGAAAGTATTGAAGTAAACATTCTTTGTCCGGATGATGGTGAAACTGAAGTAAAAACTGAAATTCCTTTGGATGAGATCTCTGTTAAAAAGACAAGAGGTCACAAACAAGAAATTAAATTGTCTGATGAAATTATTTTGACTATGGGATATCCCACCCTAAAGTCATTCGTTGAATTAAACTTTGGTGAAGATGAAACACCGGGTGTTGAGCAAATGTTTAACATGGCAGCAAACTGTGTTCAAAGCATTGCAGATCCCAGTCAAGTTTATGATTGTAAGGATACTCCCAAAGATGAACTTTTAGAGTTTTTTGATGGAATGAGTTCCTCTCAATTTAAAAAGATTCAAGAGTTCTTTGAGACTATGCCCAAACTTGAGCATACAGTGAAGGTTATGAATCCTAAAACTAATGTGGAAAGTGAAGTTAAACTTGAAGGACTATCGGCTTTTTTCGCCTAGCCCTGATGCACACAAGTTTGATGAATTATTATCAAACTAATTTTGCCTTGATTCATCATCATAAGTGGCAAATTGATCATATTGAAAACCTAATGCCATGGGAGAAGGACATTTACATTAGCATGTTAGTTGATTTCCTCCAAGAGGAAGAAAAGCGCATGAAAGAAAAGCAAAGATCACAAGGATAACACTAAGTGGCAAAACTGGATGCATATAAATTTACGGGAGGTCAACAGGGCGCTCCTGGTGGGGGTGCAGCAATCGCAACGGTTGTTACACCCCTTACAAATTCCAGTGTAAAGGCATTAGGTAATATTTCTAAAAGTCTAGGTGGTATTGACCAGACTTTAAAGGGACTGTATTCAGTCTCAATGTCGTCTATTAAGAATGACAAGTTAAGAGCACAAGCAGAACGTCGTAGATTACAGAGGGAAAGAGACGCTGCTAGAGAAGAAGAAATTGAAAATCGCCCATCTGCTTCTCAATCTGCCGGTCTTGCTAAAACAGGCAATTTAACCAAAGAGCAACAGGGTTGGGGATCAAAGATATTTAAGGCATTATTCGGAGGTCTTGAGGGACTGATGTTCAGTGCCTTTAGATTCTTAGTTTCACTTGCATCTTTTGCTGCAGTTAGAACAATCTTGCAGATTGTTGGTGATCCGCAAAATAGAGCTAAGATGGAGCTCTTTTTCACCAAACTGCAGTTTGTATGGAATAAGATATCTGGATTTACTAATTGGTTAGTAAAAGATAACCTATTAGATGGATTTACATCGCTATTTGGCGAAAATAAAACTTTTGGGGAAAGATTACAAGGATTAGGAAAACTCTTAATTGGTATTATTGGATTAAAGTTATTACTTGATCCATTTGGATTGATATTTGGTGTACTTGATTTACTAAACGCTAGGGAAAGAGCAGCGGCTGCGAATCAGGGTGGTGGAGTAGATACTACCACTACCGGAGGACAGAGAGGTACTACTACTCCTAAAAAAATTCCTCCGACTAGAAGAAGAGATATTTTACTTAAGAGAAGTAGAGTTGATAGACTTAGCCGTTTAAGAACTTCTCTTCGGAGAATTAAGGCAAAACAGTTTGGTCCTATTGATGCACTGAGGGTCGGTGTTCGTCGTCCCGGTAGACTACCCGGTATGGTTGGAACGGGTCTGAAGCAGACTCCTAGGATGATTTTGCGAGGATTCAAAGGGTTAGCTTCTGGTGCTAAAAGTTTTATTGGTAGAATCCCTGTAATTGGTGCTTTAATTAATTTTGTACTTGAGACATTAGATGTTGATGCTCAAGGTAATTTAAAACTTGACCTTGCTGGTAGAGGTGAATCTGCAGCATATAAGTCCATTGGTATGGCTATTGGTGCTGCAGCAGGTTCATTTATACCTGTTCCTATTGTAGGATCTATTGTTGGTGGTCTTCTTGGTGAATATGGCGGATCCTTGATCTACGATATGGTCAAGGGTGCCAGCGGTTCTTCCATCATGGCCCGCATGAAGCAGGACTTCCAAAACAGCATGAGGAATATTGGGTCGGGTGCCCAAGCTGCTGGTGAATGGGTTAAAGGTGCTTGGAATAAATGGTATGGGGGTGTAGATAAGGTAAAATTCCCCGATGTACCTAATTGGGTTAAAAATACTCCATTTGTTGGAAAATGGGTATCTGGTTTCCCCATTTGGGGAATGATGGTGCCTGATCCAAGCGTCATTACGAACCCTGTTGCGGCAGGATTTAAATATGGCATGAATTTCTTCAAGTCATTATTTGGTGGTGTAGTTGAAGCGGGTAAGTTGACCCTTTTACCTGGTGCATCAGCACCACCACCGGGCGCTGATACAGGGACAACAGGACAAACAACAGATGCTCCTCCTGCACAATCATCACCACAACGATCCTCAACATCGGCTGGTCATTATCCGGGTAAGAATCAATCCCCCGAGATGCGTGCCCTTCTTAATGTTATTGCTTTTGCTGAAGGTACGAGAGACCAACCTAATAATGGATATAATACACACTTTGCTTTTGGGCAAGAACCGGATTTAAGTGCTCACCCCAATAAAGTTGTTACTAGTGGTAGATATGCTAGTGCTGCTTTTGGTAGATATCAATTCATGCCTAGAACATGGATTGGTGTTGGTGGTGCATGTAAAGCTGGTGGTCCTATTCCATACACTCGTGGTATGGATATGTCTCCTGCTAATCAGGATAAAGGTGCAGAGATATTAGCTATCAGAAGGGGTGTTAGTACATCTACTCTGAGAAAAGAAGGATTTAGTGTAAACGTATCTTCTAAATTATCGGGCGAGTGGGCATCAATTCCTAATGCAGCAGGAAAGAGTGCTTACGATCAACCGGTAAGGAAATATGAGCAATTAAAGCAATTATATAATCAAGAATTAGGTAAGAGACCTGCAGCAAATCAGACTACAACACCACCTGCTAATACCAGTTCAACTGGTAATAATCAATGGTGGGATTTCTTAAATGTATTTCCAGACGAAGAAAATACTGTTCCTGAAAGACCAATAGGTCAAAAGGCCACCTTAAATGGCAAACCTGTAATATGGAATGGTAAAAGTTGGGTTCCTGCACAAGCACCTGAAGCACCTGCAGCAGTTCCTGTAGCTACAGGTCTTGCTGCTTTGATGAAGGGTGTATTGGCATTAACCCGAGCTCAGGCAGGACTATCTCCTGTTCCAGAATCTGCCAGAGCTGCATTTATTAAAGGTGTAAATGACGGAACATTCAAGTTATACCTAGCACCTGATGGTATGGGTGCGGCTGGTGCTACACTGCAGGCAGGTGGAAGCCTAGTTGATGCTGCTGGTAATATGATTGGCGGATTCTTCGGTGGTGGAGGATCCGGAGGTGGCGGCTACGGATACGGCGGTGGTGGTGGAGGTTCAACAAATCCTTATGATGCAGCATATTCTAAAGAAGAACTAGATGATCCTATCGGGGCTTTCTTAGATCAAGCATATCCATCACCTAAAGGTAGCGGTCCTTCTGGCAATCCTTTCTCACAACCATTAACTAAAGAGGGGATAGCAAACAATTTCTATGGATATAACCCATTAAGTATAGCGGATGGATGGGAGATATTCAAAAAGAAAGTTGGAATTGGAACTCCTCAAAAGGAAGAAAAATATGGTCTTATACCTGATGGTTTTAGTGCAGATGTTAAAACTAGCGGTATTGATTTCGGCAGTCTATTTAACTTTAGTGCTGGTGGTCCACTTCCTAATAACTTACCTCAGGCATTCTTGGGTAAAATATTCAAAGGTGTTTCAAAGTTTGTTGGTGGTATTGTTAAGGGTGTCACAAATGCAGTCAAGAGTGTTGGTAAAGCTCTTACCGGTGTATTAAATTCACCAATTGGACAATTAGTTGCTTTTGGTTTATCATTTACACCTCTTGCACCTATTGTTGCTGGTATTAAAGCAGTTGCTGCTTTAACTCAAGGTGATATTATGGGTGCCCTTGTAGGTGGCATGGGTGCTTTGGGTGGTATGTTCCCTGGTACATTTGGTGCAGAAGGTACATTCTTTGCTGGATTGAATAAGACCTTTGGTGAGGGTCTTGGTGGTGTTATGAAGGGATTCCTTACTGGAGGATTTGGTGGCGCTTTAGGTGCCTTACCTGGAATGTTACCTGAAGGTATGCAAGCAATGTTCAAAGGTATTGGGGGATTCTTGGAGGAAAATCAGGGTGTTGCTAAGATTGCTCAGATGCTTCCTGGTGTCATGGGGGCAACTGGTTTTGGACAGATGCTTGGTTTGCCTCAACCTCAAGCGATGGGTGGAATGGGAACACTTGGAGCAGTTTTTGCTGAAGGTAATGCTACTGGTATTCTTGCTGCTGTCATGGGAGAGATGATGGGTACTAGGAGTTTCCAAAATGCTCTTGGTGATATAGCATCGGAATTAGGTGTTGATCCTATGGTACTTGGTGGAGTATTAAGTAGATCTCGTATGACTAACCCTCTAGATGAAAAGAGTAGGGAATATGCATTGCAAACAAAGATTGAAGTACAACAAATGCCAATCGTTATTGAGAAGTTGGTAGCAATACCTAAGGCCGTGCCGATAAATAACTATGTACCCGTTAAGCAACCTGCCAGATAGAGAATGGCGATACAACAGAAGTTAAATTTATATAAATTTGTTAAAGCCCCAAGCATTACTTCGGATTCTTTAAAGAATGCTGGTCCTTTAGGAAAGAGTCTTGTTCAATCACAGAAGGCTCAACTTTCTGCGCTTAATAATATTGGTAGTGCCTTAAACAATATTGGTGGCACTTTAAAAGGTATATACAATATTGAGCTCAAAAGATTAAAGCGGGAGCAAAAAGAACTAAAAGAGAGTTTTACACCTAAGTTTACTAAAGGGCAAGGATTAAAAGCACCCGGATTTAAGTCTGCATTTAAAGGAATAAAGGTAAAAGGATTCTGGGAAGGATTGCTTCAAATGTTAGGGGGACTGTTAAAGTTCCTGATCATCAGACCGATTCTTGAATACTTAGCAGATCCTAAGAATCAACAAAGAATTAAGGATACCCTTGAGACATTTAAGAGAGTATTTGTCTGGATATACCAATTCACTCAAAGTAGAATTATTGGAATTGTTGATGGTCTATATGACTTCTTTAATGAAGACAATACTTGGCAAGAACGCCTTGGCGGCTTCATGCGAGGGTTTGGTAATCTTGGTGTCTTATTATTAGGATTACGATGGCTTTCTAATCCGCTTAGAATTATTACTGATTTAAGATCAGTTCTTACATTTTTCTATAATAGACTTCTTGGTGCTAAAAAGAGATTAAATGCTCCAGTTGGCAGCACTGTTGGTGGTAGACGAACTGGCGGAGGTAGGGTTCGGGGTGCCGTTAAAGGTGCTGCTGGTGTAACTGGTGTTGCTCTTCTTGGTGCTTATGGTATTGGTAGATGGCTTGAATGGCAAGAGGAGCAGAATGAAAAGGGTGATGCTGTCGATGAAAACCAACAGAACACTATTGATGGATTAAGTACCTCAGTAGAACAACTTGTAGATCAATTTGAGCAGGGGTATCTTGACGCTATTGATCCTCAAGGTAAATCAAGAGGTGGTAGTGTTAGAAGAAGAAGAAGTAACCGTAGACGTGGAGGATATATTTCCGGACCTCAGTCTGGATATCCTGTATCACTTAATGGAAGAGGTGTTGATTTTATTGGTCATGGCACTGAATATGTTGCCCAAAAACCCGGTGGTGATGCATTTGTTGTTCCTTTAGATACACCTCATACTAGAAGAGATCCGAAACTAACTGATAAACGAATTACCCAAGCAATGGGTAAGGGTTATGATTTCAGTCGAGGTGGAGAAGTACAATACAAACCTCAGGGAGGTTGGATTACTGGACCTATGTCTGGTTATCCTGTTTCTGTTAAAGGAAGAAATAGACCAGACTTTATTGCACACGGTACAGAATATATTTCAAAAGGTTCTTCTGGTGATTATGGTGTTATTCCTTTCCATAAAGGTGTTTCAAAGGCATATACTAAAACTTTAGCACAAATGACTGCCATGGCTGGCGGCAGTCTACCTAATAAAAAACCAACAAGATCTGATTTTAGGTCAGGTTCTGGATATGGAAGTAGAAATGCTGCACCTCAGGCATTTTTAGGTAAAGTGTTCTCCGGCATTGGTAATGCTGTTAAGGGTATTTTTGGTGGTGGTAGCAAATCCTCTGGTTCTAGCGGTGGTGGAGGAGGCGGCGGATTCTTTAGTGGAATCAGTAATTTTGTTGGCGGTCTTTTTGGTGGTGGTAAGAAAGAATCCAGCTCTACCTATGGGGGAAATGTCAAAACAGGTGGACTTAATTTCAGTAGTGCCTTTGGTGTTGAACAAAAATTAAAACCATGGCAACAGGCAGGTAAAGATATTTTTGGATTTGGTTATAATTATGATGGTTCTATTCAAGGAAACACAATCCTTCCTGGATTATTAAGTCAAGGCACTGGCATTGGTAAAGCAGTCGGTAAAATATTTGGTAATGAATCTCTTGGTGGTAGTATTGGTGGACTACTGAGAC